GTCGTAGATGCCCCTCCCGTTCGGCCTCAAGGCAAGCCCTCCCACCGGGCGCAAGGCCATCCGCAGCCTCTGGAGCGCCGCCGGCCGGTCGTATGACTCGGCGAAGACCACGCGCGTCAACGAGAAGCACTGGACCGCCGCGACGCTCGGCGACGCCGACGCCACGATCCTCGCGCAGCTCGGGACGCTCCGTAACCGCGTCCGCTTCGAGATGCGGAACAACGGCTATGCCGAGGGCATGGTCGAGACCTACGCGACCGACGTCGTCGGCCCCGACGGCCCGGCCGTCCAGATCGAGTCGGATGACGAGAAGTGGAACGAGGAGGCCGAGGCCTTCCTCCGCGACTACTTCACCTACTGCGATCACTCCGGCATCGACCACTTCGCCGACCTCCTGCGCCTCGCGGTCCGGCAGCGCTGGGAGTGCGGCGAGTCCTTCGCGCAGCGCGTGACCGCGCCGTCCGGCGGCGCCGTCCGCACGCGCTACCTCATGATCGAGCCCGACCGGATCGCCACGCCCAACGACCGCGTGACGGCGAAGAACGTCCGGGGCGGCATCAAGGTCACGAACAACGGCCGGCCGGTCGAGTACTTCGTGATGAAGTCGCACCCGGGCGACACCATTCGCGTCCCACTCTTCGACGAGTTTGACACGGTCCCCGCGCGCGACATGATCCATGTCTTCCGTCGCTTCCGGCCCGGGCAGACGCGCGGCGTCCCGCGCCTCGCCCCCGTCCTCGACGAGTTCGCGCAGCTCCGCGACTGGGACCACGATACGCTCCTCGCCGCCCGGATGGCCGCGATGCTCGCAGCGTTTATCCACACCGACCACCCCGAGGCCGGTTTCGACGACATCGGCGACGAGCTCCCCATCTTCGACATCGAGCCGGGAACGTTGAGCACGCTTCCGCGCGGCTGGAACGTGTCACAGGTGAAACCTGAGCATCCTTCGACGCAGTACCGCGACTTCAAGCGCGAGAAGCTCGCCGGCGTCGGTCGCGTTGCGAACATGCCGTACCTCAAGGTGGCGGCCGACGCCTCGGGCCACAACTATTCGTCCGCGCGCCTCGACGACCAGGGTTACTGGGACGAGGTCAAGGTCGAGCAGGCCTTCCAGACCAGGCGCTTTGTGAACCCCGTCATCATCCCCGCGCTCCAGGAGGCCGCGCTCTCGGGCGAGATACGTCCCGCGCCGGTCAGGTTTCGCCTCGCCTACATCTGGAACGAGCGCCCGCACGTGGATCCGTCGAAGGAGACGCGCGCGCAGACGGAGCGCCTCGGCAACGGCACCACGACGCTCGCGCGAGAGTGCAAGGCGGCCGGCGGCGACTGGCAGGAGACGATCAACCAGCGCATGAAGGAGATCCACTTCATCCTCGAGGCGGCGATAAAGCTGGGCATCGATCCGGTGGTCGCCCTCAAGGCCTTCGGCATAGAAGGCCCGGTGCCGTCCCTCAATCCAAAGAATGACGACGACAAACTCGACGAGAAGATCGACGAAAAGCTCGAGGAGAAGGAGAAGGCATGAAGCGCGCGCCCCTGTCCGTATCGACCAGGTCGGCCCCGGGATCCCGCGCCTCTCGTGACGAGCGCGACATCACGACGCGGGCCTTCCGCGTCCGCGCGAGCTCGCTGAACGAGGACGCGCGCTCCGTCGAGGGCGTGATCGCGACGGAGAGCCCCGTGACCGTCTACTCGTGGCGCCACGGCCTCATCGACGAGGTCCTCCGGATGGACGGCGTCGAGGCACCCGACCAGGTCCCGCTCCTCGACAGCCACTGGCGCGGGAGTGCGGCCGACGTCCTCGGCTCGACCCGGGACATCCGCGTCGAGGGCGCCGAGCTCATCGGCCTGAACATCTTTGACGACGACGGCGAGCAGGGCCCGGCATCGCGTGTCTTCGGCAAGGTCAAGCGCGGCCACCTCCGCGACTTCTCCGTCGGCTACCAGGTACGTGAATCCGTCGAGGTCAAGCCCGGCTCCTCGGCCGAGGTGAACGGCAAGCGCTACAAGGCGGAAGACCGTTCCCTGCACGTCGTCACGCGCTGGAAGCTCCTCGAGAACTCCGTCACGCCGATCGGCGCTGACGAGAAGGCGAAGGTCAGACAGGAACGCGGGTCGGACTCCCCCGACCCGGACAACTCCCGCCGAGACGGGAAGGAGAACGTTATGTCATTCGAGCAGTGGCTGGAGAAGAAGGGCCTCCGGTCCGCGGACCTGGGCGAGGACGAGCTCGCGAGGCACCGGACCGAGTACGAGGCCGAGACCCGCGCCGCGGCCGGGGACACGCCCCCCGAGGGTGGTCAGGATCAGGGGCAGGCGGAAAGCCAGAGGTCGGCGCCCCAGGAACCGGCAACGCCGCCCGCACCCGCGCCGCCGGCCGGTGACACCGACGCAGCGACCCGCGAGATCGCGGCCGCTGCGGTCACGGCCGAGCGCGAGCGCTGCCGTCTCATCCGCGCCGAGGCCTCGGGCCTCGGGATCGACGACGACGTCGTCTCCCGCCAGATCGACGACGGGAACTCCCTCGAGCAGGCACGCGCCGCATTCCTCTCGGCGGTCAGGGCGCGGACGCCCTCCGTCGGCGCGCCGAACCTCAACGTCGGCGCCGGCGACCCCGGCCGCACGGTCGAGACGCTTGCCGCGGGCCTCTGCATTCGCGAGGGCTTCACCTTCGAGGAGATGGAGGGCGCACGCGTCGGCCTCCGGGAGATCGACGCCCCGTCCACCCGCGAGGACCTCACGCGGTGGTTTGAGCAGGGGCACCGCTACCGCGACCTGTCGCTCATCGACGTCTGCCGCGAGGTGCTCGCCATCGAGGGGCAGCGCGTGCCCTTCAGCCGCGAGGAGACGATCCGGGCGGCGTTCGGCACGCTCTCGATCTCGACGCTCCTGTCGAACGTGACGAACAAGGCCGTCCTCGTCGGCTTCCGCCTCGCGCCGAACACGTCGCTCACCTGGTGTCGCTTGAAGTCCGTCCGGGATTTCAAGCTGCAGACCCGGGTCCAGACCTCCGACGGTGAGGACTGGGAGGTCGTCAACGGCAACGGCGAGATCGCCGAGGGCACGATCTCCGAGCTGGCCGAGACGTACCGCATCGACACCTACGCAAAGATGCTCACCCTCCGCCGGCAGGACATCATCGACGATGACCTGGGCGAGCTCACCGGCAAGGGCCGCCGGATGGGCAACGCGGGCATGCGGACGATTGACAACCTCGTCTACACGCACCTCCTCGCCAACGGCAACCTGAGCGACGGAGTCGCCCTCTTCCACGCGACCCACGCGAACTACGATGGGTCCTCAGGCGCACTCGCAGACGCCACGCTCGCGGCGGCGAAGACGAAGATACGGAAGCAGAAGGGCCTCGACGGGGAGGCTCTGAACATCGAGCCGACCTACCTCATCGTGGTGCCGGAGCTGGAGCACACCGCCGCCAGGCTCATCCACTCGGCGGAGATGCGGGCCGTCGGCGACGACGAGACGTACCACGGGACCTACAACGTCCACAAGGGGAAGTTCAAGCTCGTCGTCGAGTCCAGGTTGTCGAACTCGGCCTACACGGGCTACGACGTGGACCAGTGGTTCCTCGCGGCCTCGCCGGCTCAGGCCGACACCATCGAGATCGGGTTCCTCAACGGCGTCAAGCGGCCCACGGTTGAGAAGGTCGCCGTGCCGTCGAACGTCCTTGGCATCCGTTTCCGCGGTTTCATCGACCTGGGCGTGAAGGCGCTCAACCACCGCGGCCTCTACTGCAGCAAGGGCGCGTAGCCGCTCTCGTGACTGACGGGGGCGGCACAGTGCCGCCCCCGCGCCGCACCTGACGTGACGGGTTGACAGGCAGGGAAGACAAAAGGGAAGGAGCCCCGGAATGGCTCTCGAAGCACAGGCGTACAAGCAGGGAGACATGGTTGATCACCCGAACGCGACGGGATCGACCATCTCGGCGGGGACGATGGTCCAGCTCGCCGACGGCCGGATGGGCTACGCCGTCGCCGACATCGCGGCCAGCCGGACCGGCCAGGTCCAGGTCACCGGCCTCGGCAAGCTGAAGAAGGCGGCGTCGGACGGCGGTGTGTCGGCGGGCGACGCCGCGTACTGGGACGACACGAACAGCGTCGTCACCTCCACGCCCACGATCTATCCGTGCGGCACCTTCGTCTTCGCGGCCGCGACGGCCAAGACGGTCGCCTACGTCGCGCTCAACATGTACGGCGCGGCGCTCCTCTCGCTCGCGGCGCCCGAGCTCGACTGCGAGACGGGCGAGGACTCGGCGGACCACGTCCTCGTCCCGGCCGCGTTCAACAGGCGGGGCCTCGTGTGTGCCCTCTTCTACGGCATACTCACAGAGGTGATGGCGGGATCCTCGGAGGACCAGGGTGTCGTCACCGTCTACGACGAGGACGACAACGCGCTCTCCGTCCTCACGCCCTCCGACGCCGCGGCCGACGCTATCGGCGACGCCGTCGTCGGGACGAACCCGCTCCTCATCAGCGGGTCGACGGGCGACGCCATCAAGACGGTCGCGGCGGGGAAGTACATCGACTGCAAGGTCACGCAGGCCACGTCGGGCGGGACGCCGGCGGGGAAGATGCGCGTCCACGCGGTCGTCCACCCGCTGACGTAGGCGCGTGAAGTCGGGGCCGGGCGGGCTGCGTGTCCGCCCGGCCCGTCGCACGTAGCCGCATCGTCCAGTCCGAGCCAGGCGCCCGAAAGGTGGGAAGCATGCCTGAGCACATCCGACTCATCGTGACGGAAGGCGTCATCCGCCCCGGGCGGGAGTTCCACCGGGGCGAGACGCTCCTCGAGGGCGTCGCCGGCGAGAACGTCTCGCTTGCGCACCTGAACCGGCTCATCGGCATGGGCCGCGTCCGGGCCTTCAACTACACGCCTGAGGCCACGCCCGAGTTGTCGGGGCCGTCCGGCGACGAGGACAGCGTAACGAAGGCCGGGGACGGTAAGCCGGAGCCGGGGAAGGAAGCCCCGGGGAAGGACAGCGAGACGTCCGCCCCCGACGTCCGCACGCAGGATCCGCCGCCCCCCTCGACGCGCGAGGCCCCGGCAGGCGACGGGGATCCCAAGGCCGCCGCCGTGAAGGCCGCCGCCGTGAAGGCCGAGGCCGTCAAGGCCCTGGTCGAGAAGCACTCGCGCAACGAGCTCATCGCCCTGGCGAAGAAGGAGAAGGTCACGTTCTCGTCCCGGGCGAACATGACCCATATCGCCACGGAGATCGTGGAAGCCCGCATCGCCGCGAAGAAGTAGCCGTTAGCAAGCTTCCGCCGTACTTGGCGTACTTGGCGCACTTGGCGGTAAACGCCGTGGAGGTAGCCGTGCCGCGAGACTTCAACGAAGCATTCGCCGACGAAGCCGCCGCCGACGTCGCCGCCCTCGGCGGCGAGACGATCACCTACACCACGGCCGCCGGCGTTGCGAGCTCCATCGAGGCGATCGTCCCGCGCGAGAAGATGCGGATCGCCCGCGAGGAGACGGGCTCCGGCACGGATATCGTCTGGGCGATCGGGGGCGTCGTCATCCTCCTCGCCGACATCGCCGTCCCCGCCCTGGGCGACAAGCTCACGTTCGACCCCACAGCCGTCGAGGGGTCCTCGACCCGGGACTTCGCTATCACGTCGATCGACTCG